CACTCTGACTAATAATATGTTTAGTGTGAAGTATCAGTTGTTCTTAAATGATGTCTATTATTGGGGATCTACTGAACTTTTATCCTATGCTATGGTTAAGACATATCTTGAAGATTTGGATTTCTTATTATCTACACAGAAGCAGATTAGATTTAATAAAAGACAAGACAGACTTTATCTTGATATTGATTGGGGTAATCTAACCGTTGGTGATTATCTAATCATTGATTGCTATTCCGTATTAGATCCAAGCGATTATGCTAGAGTATGGAATGATTCGTTTATAAAACCATACTTAACCGCATTGATTAAGAAGCAATGGGGTCAAAATATGATGAAATTCCAAGGAGTAAAACTTCCTGGTGGTGTGGAATTGAATGGAAGACAAATGTATGATGATGCACAGAGAGATTTAGATATTATTAGAGAAAGAATGTCCAATACTTATGAACTACCTCCTCTTGATATGATAGGTTAAGGTAATGGTATTAAATTCATTTTTCTTACAAGGATCATCTGGAGAGCAGAATCTAGTTCAGGATCTAATCAATGAACAGTTGAGGATGTATGGTGTTGAAGTGCATTATCTTCCAAGAAAATATATAACAGAAAAAACAATAATTAGAGAAGTTATAGAATCCAAATTTGATGAAGCACTTCCTATAGAAGCATATATTGAAAATAATGAAGGATATGGAGACCAAACTACAATACTATCAAAATTTGGTATTCAAGCTCTTAATGAAATAACATTAACAATATCTAAAGAAAGGTTTGAAACTTATATATCTCCACTTCTAGAAGGAGATAGTAATGTTAAAGTATCTACTAGACCTTCTGAAGGAGATTTAATTTATTTTCCTTTTGGTGATAGATTGTTTGAAATTAAGTTTGTTGAACATGAACAACCATTCTATCAACTTAAGAAGACTTATATCTATACTCTGAAATGCGAACTTTATAGGTATGAAACTGGAGAAGTTATTGATACTGATGTTGCAGAAATTGATGATATCTTTACTGGAGATGATGCATCTGCAATAGGATTGAGTGGAACACAAACATTGACTATGGTTGGTGTTGGAACACAAGCAGCGGCAACTGTTGGATATGTTGTTGATGGAGCAATTACAAATATCACAGTAACTAATCGTGGTGGTGGATATAAGTATACTCCACGAGTTGCAATATCTTCTGCCCCTGCATCAGGAGGTAATGGGATTGGTACTGCGACTATGATTGGTGGAATTGTTGCTTGCGATAAGAATGTTGATCCTCTACGCAAATCTGTACAAAGTGTTGAACTAATTAATCCTGGTTATGGATATACTGTAGTTCCTGGAGTGAGATTTATTCCACATTCTACTGGTGGAGGAGGTGCAGCTGCTACAGCAACAATTGGTGATGGCGTAATTGGTATTGTTACTATAACCAATGGTGGTAGTGGATATAGTACCGCAACTAAACCATTAGTAAGTTTTAGTGGTACTTCTACAGTATCTGCTGCGGCAACAGTTCTTGTTAGTGCTGCAGGAACAATTAGTCAAATCCGTATAACAAACGCTGGAATTGGATACACAGAAGCACCTACGATTACATTAACCAATCCAGGTACAACAGGAACTGGAAATTATTCATTGAATGAAGTAATAACTGGTCAGACTTCTGGTATTACGGCAAGAGTTGTTAAGTGGACTGCAGATACAAGATCATTGGATATTTATGATCAGACTGGCAATTTTGATATTGGTGAATCAATTGTTGGAGCAGCATCTTCGGCAAGTTATATATTACTTACTAAGGATTATATCGAAAGTAGTGGATTTGGTGATAATGATACAATGGAAACCGAGGCAGATTCTATAATGGACTTTAGCGAAGGTAATCCTTTTGGCGCACCATAAGACCTAAATAATAGTTAAAGTAAAGAATTGAAAGATGTTTGAACATTTTTATCACGAAATTTTTAGAAGGACCATTATATCTTTCGGTTCTTTGTTTAATGATATGCTTATAAAGCAAGAGAACTCTTCTGAAGAAGTAGTAAATCAGTTTAGAGTTCCTTTGTCTTATGGACCAACGCAAAAGTTTTTAGCAAGACTTACTCAATCTCCAGATTTAAATAAGTCTGTTTCTATGACATTGCCAAGAATGTCATTTGAATTTACTGGGTTACAATACGATCCTTCAAGGAAAGTTACTCAAACTCAAAAATTTTCAAAAGCATTGAGTTCTGATAAGAAATCGACTCAAAAAGCATATATGCCAGTTCCTTATAATATGAATTTTGAGTTGGCAATTATGACAAAGTTAAATGATGATATGCTTCAGATTGTTGAGCAGATTCTTCCATATTTTCAACCATCTTACAATTTAACAGTTAACTTAGTAGAAACGATAGGAGAGAAGAGAGATATACCTGTTGTTCTTGAAAGTATTACCACAAATGATGATTATGAAGGTGATTTTACTACAAGAAGAGCATTAATTTATACTATGAGATTTAGTGCAAAGACATACCTATTCGGACCTGTCAGCAGTGCTTCTTCCGATATCATCACAAAGGCTACTATTGGATATGTTGCTGGTGGTGCTACTGGTGTTCCTGATAGAGATGTTTCATACTCTGTACAGAGAAGGGCACTTAAGAATTATGACGGTACAGTTCTTACAACACTAACTGATGATATTGAGACATCAGATACTATTATTCCAGTTGCTAGTGTTGCTGGAATAACTGATGCCACATATCTTGATCTGGATGGTGAGGAAGTTTATGTGAAATCTATTGGCACTGATAGTATTGTTGTTAATCGTGGTCAAGATGGAACTACTGTTACTACTCACCTAAGAGGTGCAGAAATCAAATCTATTACATCTGCAGATGTTCCTCTTATCCCAGAAGGAGATGATTTTGGATTTGATGGTAGTTTCACTTAGTATGATAAATGAAAATGACAAAGCAATTTGATAAACTCAACAAAACATTTAATGTTGAGGATGATAAAGAAGATGCTACTGTAGTTACTGCAGAAGCAATTCCTACAACTATTGAAAGAGAAAAACCTGATAGACTTACTCAGGATGATATTACCAAAGATTATGAATATACAAGAGGCAATCTTTATAGTATAATTGAAAAAGGTCAAGAAGCAATTAATGGTATTCTTGAACTTGCTCAGGAAAGTGAGATGCCTAGAGCATATGAAGTTGCTGGTCAGTTAATTAAGAGTGTTTCTGATGCGACTGATAAACTGATGGATCTTCAGAAAAAGTTGAAAGATGTTAATGAAGAAAAAGAAAGTAAAGGTCCAACGACTGTAAATAATGCATTATTTGTTGGATCAACAGCAGAACTATCAAAATTATTAAAATCAAATAAAGTAGAACAAGAAGAAACTAAATAGTTAAAAAAAGATCATGGCAGTAAATCCTGTTATTAACCTAACAATTAACCAAGGTGCTGATTTTTCTGAGGTGTTTTTGTCTAAAGAATCTGATGGGTCAGCAACAGATCTTGCTGGATATAGTGGTAGTGCAAAAATAAGAAAGCATTATGGATCTTCGACAGCAACAGCGTTTACAGTTTCTATTACTGCTTCAACTGGAGAAGTATCTATTGCTATGACCAGTGGAAAAACTGTAGGATTATCTGCGGGTCGTCATGTATATGATGTTCGTTTAGTCTCTAGTGGTGGTGCTGCTTCTAGATTGGTTGAAGGTATGGCTTTAGTTCAAGCAGGCGTTACAACATCTTAAAATAATGACTGTAGTTAAAAAAGCAACAAATCCAGGATCTGTAGTATCAAAACGTACAGCATCAACATCTGTGACTTCTCAACTTCAACGTACTAAGTTGAGTGATATGACTGATGCTTCTTTTGGAACTCTTGATGCATCATCTGATGGTAAGTTTATTTCATATGATGAAAGTATTAAGAAATTTACTTTAGTATCAGCAGATGATTTATTAACAGAATCAATTGGAGATAATGATCTTCCTGATGCATTTGTTAGTGTAGTAGAAGACCAAATTGATTTGGGTGAAGTTAGTATTAGTGATGTAGATGGAGGAACCTTT